ATGACAAGATGATTTTCTCGCTGAGCGATTTCGACTACTAGGGGGTGAAAGATGACGTTGTCGAATACGGCAACTCCGCGGTATTACGGTGAGTTCAGGGATTCCGTTCTTCGGGGCGATATTCCAGTCAACCGCGAGATCTCTGCGGAGATGAACCGGATCGATGCGCTCATCGATAACCCTAATTTCTATTACGACGACAAAGCGGTTGATGGGTTTGTTCTATATTGTGAGGGCGAACTTACTCTGACCGATGGTACCGACCTACACCTGCTCCCCACATTCAAACTGTGGGCCGAACAGGTTCTGGGGTGGTATTACTTCGTCGATCGTTCTGTCTGGGAACCGAATGCCGAAGGAAAAGGCGGAGCTTACGTAACAAAGACAATTAAGAAGCGCTTGACGGTTAAGCAATTCTTGATTGTCGCTCGTGGCGCCGCCAAGTCCATGTACGCTCAGTGTTTCCAAGCGTATTTCTTGAATGTGGACACGGCCACGACACATCAGATCACCACAGCTCCAACAATGAAGCAGGCCGAAGAGGTCTTGGCTCCTTTTCGGACAGCCATCACTAGATCTAAAGGGCCGCTGTTCAAATTCTTGACACAAGGCTCGATGCAGAATACTACGGGCAATAGGTTTCTTCGACAGAAGCTTGCAGCTACGAAGAAAGGCATTGAGAACTTCCTGACAGGCAGTCTTCTGGAAATTCGTCCGATGACGATTGCAAAACTCCAAGGTCTTCGCCCGAAATTATCCACCATCGATGAGTGGCTTTCTGGCGATGTTCGAGAAGATGTCGTCGGCGCTATTGAGCAAGGTGCTTCCAAACTCGATGACTACTTGATCATAGCCATCAGCTCCGAAGGCACTGTACGTAATGGTTCCGGCGACACCATCAAGATGGAGCTCCAGGAGATTCTGAAAGGCGAGTATTCGGCGCCCCATGTCTCTATCTGGCATTACAAACTGGACGAACTCGAAGAAGTAAACGATCCAGAGATGTGGCCGAAAGCTCAACCGAACATTGGTAAGACTGTCACGTATGAAGTCTATCAATTGGACGTTGAGCGAGCCGAAAAGGCGCCGGCAGCCAGGAACGATATTCTGGCGAAGCGGTTTGGTATCCCGATGGAGGGATACACTTACTTCTTCACGTACGAAGAGACGATTGCGCACGGGCGTGTGAATTTCTGGGAGTTGCCTTGCGCTATGGGCGCCGACCTTTCGAAGGGCGACGACTTCTGTGCGTTCACATTCTTATTCCCCCTTCCGCGCGGGGAATTCGGAATCAAAACTCGAAGCTACATCACGTCGCTAACTCTTTCCAAACTTCCGGGAGCGTTGCGCGCCAAGTACGAGGAATTCAGGCGAGAGGGAAGCCTGCATATTCTTGAAGGCACTGTGCTCGACATGATGGAGGTCTATGCTGACCTCGATCGCCACATCGATGAACTGCGGTATGACGTTCGAGCCTTTGGGTTCGACCCATACAACGCTAAAGAATTCGTTACTCGCTGGGAAGCAGAGAACGGGCCGTTTGGAATTGAGAAAGTTCCTCAGGGAGCTAGAACAGAATCAGTTCCTCTTGGGGAATTGAAGAACTTGGCTGAAGAACGCTTGCTCATATTTGACGAAGACTTGATGACGTTCACTATGGGTAATGCGATCACTCTCGAAGACACGAACGGCAACCGAAAGCTTCTTAAGAAGAGGAACGAAGAGAAAATCGACAACGTGGCGGCCCTCATGGACGCTTACGTGGCTTACAAAGCAAACAAGGAGGCCTTTGAGTGAGGAGAGGAGGTAGTGGATGACTATCAAAGACCGGTTGAAGCATGCCTGGAACGCGTTCGTCAATCTGGATGAGCGGGATCCGTTCCAAACGTCTGGGACATCGTACGGAACTCGGCCGGATCGAACTCGCCTCAGGTTTGCGAACGAGCGAACGATTGTCTCTTCCATTTACAACCGCATTGCGGTTGATGTGGCCGAGCTAATCATCAAGCACGTTCGCCTCGACGACAAAGGGCGCTTCTCGGAAGAGATCAGAAGCAGTTTGAACAACTGCTTCACGACCGAAGCAAACATCGACCAGGCAGCTAGGGCATTTCGTGAGGACATGGTTCTTACGATGTTCGACGAAGGCGTAATTGCCATCGTGCCTGTCGATACCACGCTGAATCCGAATGTGTCTGGCGGTTTCGATATCCAGACAATGCGGATTGGTCGAGTCGTCAAGTGGGAGCCCGAGCGTGTCGGGGTTTCTCTGTACAACGAAAAGATTGGCCGACGCGAAGACATCAATGTCGGAAAGAGTTTCACGGCAATTGTCGAAAACCCTTTCTACACAGTGATGAACGAGCCGAACTCGACTTTGCAACGACTGATTCGGAAGTTGAACCTTCTGGATACGGTCGACGAGCAGTCAAGTTCCGGCAAGTTGGACATGATCATTCAGTTGCCCTACGTGATCAAGTCGGAAAGTCGCCGGCTGCAGGCAGAACAGCGCCGAAAGGATATCGAGTTCCAGCTTAAGGGTAGTCAGTATGGTATCGCTTACACGGATGGTACCGAAAAGATCACCCAGCTGAACCGACCGTCCGAAAACAATCTTTTGAAACAGGTCGAGTATCTGACCGACTTGTTGTACAGCCAATTGGGCATCACTAAAGAAGTAATGGATGGTACCGCTACTCCCGCGGTGATGCAGAACTACTACAATCGAACAATCAAGCCGATTATCCAAGCCCTCGTCGAGGGTATGCACCGAACGTTCCTCACGAAGACAGCTCGTAGTCAAGGGCAAGCTATTATGTTCTTCAGGGATCCGTTCGCGAATATTCCTGTGGACCAGTTGGCCGAGATCGCTGACAAATTCACTCGGAACGAAATCTTGTCGGCGAACGAGATCCGTCAAGGCATCGGCTACTCTCCTGCCAAGGATAAGAAGGCTGATGAACTGCGGAACAGCAACATGCCAGACAGTGAATTGGGGAATCCGACAAACCCCAAGACCATCAAGGTCCCCTCCCAGAGGGTTCAGCCTGGTGAAGTCCCAGAGTTAGATCCGTGAGCGTGAACTCGCTCTGAACATGAAAGGAGTCAGCCGTGGATGACCACGATTTCGGTGGTTTCGCAACGAAGGCTGATCTCGTGTGCTCGGACGGGCGAACGATCACGTCCGACGCCTTCAAGCACATGGATGGCCAGGAAATTCCGCTGGTGTGGCAGCACGTGCACAACAGCCCGGAAAACATCCTTGGTCACGCCAAACTGAAGCACAGCAAAGAGGGCATGTATGCCTTCTGCTACTTCAACGACACGCCGGCGGCGAAGAACTCCAAGATGCTGGTGGAACACGGGGACATCAAGTCTCTGTCGATCTACGCGACCAGCATCGTCGAGAAGAACAAGAAGGTTCTTCACGGAGATCTCGCCGAAGTCAGTCTCGTACTCAAGGGTGCGAACAAGGGCGCCAAGATCGACTACGTCCGCATCGCGCACGGCGACGGAACCGAAGAGGTTCTGGGCGACGAGGCCGTCATCCACACCGGGCTCGAGTTCGAGCACGCGGACGGCAGCAAGACCTACAAGGACGTTTACGAAACCCTCGACGAAGACCAGAAGAACTTGGTGGAGTTCATGGTCAGCGAGGCACTCGGAAGCGACGCATCCGTCAAGCACTCCGAAGGCGAGAAGCCCGAAGAGAAGGACGACGAAAACAAGGCCGGCGAAGAGTCGGACGAAGACAACAAGGGAACCGGAACCGGCGACAAGTCGGGTCTCGAGCACAAGGAGAACGGCAAGATGACGCGCAACGTCTTCGATCAGGACAAGGACGACAAGGTTTCCGCTCCCGGCATGAAGCCCGGTGGTAAGACGCTGACTCACTCGCAGCTGAAGACCCTCTTCGACACCGCTGCCAAGACGGGTTCCTTCAAAGAGGCCTACCTCGCGCACGCGGAGGACTACGGCATCACGAACATCGAGATGCTGTTCCCGGAGGCCCAGGCCCTGGACACGCGTCCCGAGTGGATCACGCGCCGGATGGAGTGGGTGGAAGGCGTCCTCAGCGGCACCCGCAAGCTCCCCTTCTCCCGGATCAAGTCTCTGACCGCGGACCTGACGCACGACGAGGCTCGTGCCAAGGGTTACATCAAGGGCAACCTGAAGAAGGAGCAGTTCTTCACGATCGCCCGGCGTGACACCACGCCGAAGACCATCTACAAGAAGCAGAAGCTCGACCGCGACGACATCATCGACATCACCGACTTCGACGTCGTCGCGTGGCTCTGGGTCGAGATGTACTTCATGCTCCGCGAGGAGCTCGCCCGTGCGATCCTCGTCGGTGACGGTCGCGAGGTCGACGACGAGGACAAGATCGACGAGACCAAGATCCGCCCGATCGCGTTCGACGACGTGTTCTACACCGACGTCGTCACCGTTCCGACGAACACCAACGCGATCGACCTGATCGAGGCCGTTCTCCGCGGCCGGACCTACTACAAGGGCACCGCGCCGACAGCGTACATGACCAACGCGGTCATGGTCGACATGCTGCTCTCGAAGGACAGCCTGGGTCGTCGGTACTACAACAGCCGGGCGGAACTGGCGTCCGCGCTGGACGTGCAGAGCATCGTCGAGGTCCCGATCCTCGAAGGTGTCGAGCGTGACGGCAAGGCGCTGCTCATGGTCATCGTCAACATGGGCGACTACGCGGTCGGCTCCACCCGCGGCGGCGAGATCACCAAGTTCGATGACTTCGACATCGACTACAACCAATACAAGTACCTGATCGAGACCCGGCTGTCCGGTGCGCTCACTTCGCCGAAGCGTGCGCAGGTCGTTCTCCGTGCACTCAGGCGACCCCGACGGTTCCGACCTTCAACTCGGCCACCGGTGTCGTCACGATCCCGACCGTCACGGGCGTCACGTACAAGAACCAGGCGACCGATGCCACCCTGGCGGCCGGCGCGCAGACCGCGATCGCTGCGGGTGCGTCCATCTCCATCAAGGCCGTCCCGAACGCCACGTACTACTTCCCGCACAACTTCGACGCGGACTGGAACTTCACCCGCGACGCGTAAGGAGTTCTGAGTGGCAAGGCATTTTGGGAGGGTCGGATACGGACAGGACGTCGATAAGGGAAACGGTATCCACGAGACGGTAATCACCGAGCGAAACTACTCTGGTGACATTGTCCGGAACTACCGTAGGCTCCAAGAGGCTGAGAAAGTCAACAACGATCTCACCACTTCGACGCTTATCTCAATCGTGTCCGATTCGTATGCGAACGAACACTTCTTTGCCATTCGGTATGCGGAATGGGCGGGGACTCTCTGGGAAGTGACTTCAGTCGACCAAGAGAGTCCCCGCCTTCTCCTGCAGTTGGGAGGTGTATACAATGGCGCTACGCCCGCGGACTGATCTTCATATCATTCTGGAAGATCTCTGCGAGAACGTGTACTTCCAGCCTCCGGCCAGTGTGCAGATGAAGTACCCCGCAATCGTCTACCGACGCGAACAGACCGACACTAAGTTCGCCGACGACAGTCCATATTCCCAGACATTGCAATACGGTTTGACGTTGATCAGCAGGAATTCAGACGAACCCATCTTCAATCTTCTTCTCGCACTTCCGATGTGCGTGCATGAAACGTCCTTTCCTGCTGACAACCTGAACCACGACATTTTCAACATCTACTTCTGAGAGGCAAACACATGGCTAAGCTCATGTGGGACAAGACCGGCGAGCGGACTTACGAGACCGGCGTCGATCACGGTGTCCTGTACGAAATCGACGAAGCCGGCGAGTACGCCAACGGTTTCGTCTGGAACGGCCTGACCACGGTCACGGAGTCGCCCTCGGGCGCCGAGGCCAGCCCGCAGTACGCGGACAACATCAAGTACCTGAACCTCGTCTCCATCGAACAGTTCGGTGCGACGATCGAGGCCTTCACGTACCCGGCGGAGTTCGAGAAGTACGACGGGAACGCCACGCCGACTCCCGGCGTCAGCATCGGCCAGCAGAACCGCAAGCCGTTCGGGTTCTGCTACCGCACCAAGCGCGGTAACGACGTCGAGGGCAACGAGTTCGGCTACAAGCTGCACCTGGTCTACGGCTGCCTGGCGGCACCGTCGGAGAAGGCGTTCGCGACGATCAACGACTCCCCCGAGGCGATCACCTTCTCGTGGGAGCTGACCACCAACCCGGTTCAGGTCGGCGAGATCGACGGGGTCGAGTACGCCCCGACGGCAAGCATCACGGTCGACAGCACGAAGACCGATCCGGCGAAGCTGGCCATTCTCGAGGCGCAGCTGTACGGCACGGTGTCGGAAGACGCCTCCATGCCGCTTCCGGCTGACGTCATCGCGATGCTGTCCACCACCCTGGTGTCGGCGACTCCGACGGAGCCGGCGTACAACTCGGGCACGCACACCATCACGATCCCGGCCGTCACCGGCGTCCGGTACACCATCAACGGTGAGGACGTCGCGGCCGGAGCCTTGGTTATCGCCGAGGACACGGTCGTCAAGGCGTACCCCGTCACCGGGTACAAGTTCCCGGCGGTCGGCGACGACGACTGGTACTACGACTTCGTCTAGCACAGAAAGGAACTAGGGAATGCTTGAGATTGACGTCGTGCTCGAGGATGGCTTCGACGAAACACAAAACAAGTTCGTCGCATTGCGCTCGGTGGCGGTCCAACTCGAGCATTCCCTAGTCTCGCTGTCAAAATGGGAGTCTTTGTGGGAAACTCCGTTCCTGAGTAGCAAAGAGAAGACTCAGAAACAGACGCTTTCTTACGTAGAGATCATGCTTGTCGACCCTAATCTTCCTCCGGAGGTTTTCCGGAAGCTCATCGAGAACCATCTCGAAGAAGTAAAGGAATACGTGGCTGCCAGCATGACGGCGACCACAGTTCCTAGTGATCCAAATGCTCCGCCGTCGCGAGAGACCGTAACGGCGGAGCTGATTTACTACTGGATGATCTCCATGAACATTCCAGTAGAGTTCGAGAACTGGCACCTGAACCGTCTGATGACTCTGATTCGAGTGGTCAATCACAAGAACAGTCCGAAGAGGAAGATGACGGCAAAAGAACGTCGAGATCTGAACAAGTCCAGGCAGGCCAAGTACAACACGAAGGGGTAGGGAGGTGCGATGACAAGAATTAGTTGGATCGGTATCGGCGAACGTATCTTCGAAGCGGGTGTCGATCGAGGTGTTCTCTACCCAGATGGAGGGGTAGGAGTTCCCTGGATTGGGCTAGTGAGTGTGAACCACGCCCAGTCAGGTGGACAGCCGAAGCCCATCTACCTCAATGGGATCAAGGTCAGCAATCGCGCTTCTCCCGAAGACTTCCAAGCAACAATCGAGGCCTTCACGTACCCGGTGGAGTTCGAGCGCTGCGACGGCACATACCGCGGCGACAATGGTCTGCGGGTTACGCAACAACGACGTAAGTCATTTGGAATGGCGTATCGATCAAAGGTTGGCAACGACATCGCCGGCTTAGCTCTCGGATACAAGATCCATATCTTGTACAACCTGAGGGCAGAGCCTTCGGTCCGCGGTTACAAGACATTGACCGACACGACCGAGGCTCAGACCTTGAGCTGGAACATTTCAGCTCGGTCGGCAGTCATAGCTGGGTATCGACCCACCGCGCATTTCATTATCGACTCTCGCGACGTGCCGGCGGAGCTGTTCCAAACGGTAGAAGACCTGCTGTACGGAACGGACATCACAAACCCGAGTTTGCCTTCTCCAGGCGAGCTTATATTCTTGTTCGACTCGTATGACGACCTCGTCTACGACGCAGGATCGCCTTCCACGCCGGTATTCGTCACATACGACGCGGGTGGTCCCAGTACTCCGATTCTCGAAACGATTGATGGAGGTGCGCTGTAATGGCGGTAGGCACACGAATGCAGCAACGGCGCGCCATCGAGTCTGTATGGGCCGCTTCGTCTTATATCCTCGCGGATGGCGAACTCGGCGTCGCCAAAGACACCGGCATCATCAAGATCGGCGATGGCGTCAACACTTGGTCTTCTCTCGACCCGGCGTTCGACTCCCACTACCTTCCGATCCTCGGTACCGCGGCGAACTCAGATCTGCTGGGGGGCATCAGTGCAGCTTCCTTCGTCAAGGTCGCGGATACTTCCGTAACTGCAACAAACGACACCTACGTCAAGCGGACTTCGGATGGTGGCGTTAAGGGTACGGACGCGACTGAAGCAACGGAACTGACAAGCCTGCAGCAGATGAACGCCGCCGTTCTCGCGTCGACACAACTGCAGTCGGCTCGTACAGTTACCGCCGCTGCAACACTCGCTTTGACCGATGCCGGCAAGGTTGTGTTCGTCAACCACGCTTCGTTGACGGCGCAGGTCATGATCACCGTGCCGACATTCGCATCGGTTGCTTTTCCGCTCGGAACAGTTATCGAGATCACCGCTTTCGGCGCCGGCGGAGCTAAGATCATTCCGGCTGCCGGCGGAGTTGTTCTCCTTGCTGGATCTTTGAATGCGATGCCTGGTTGGGGCACGATTCGTCTGGTCAAGGTCGACACCAACAGCTGGTATGGCGTTAACATCAGTGACGGAAAGCGTTTCCCGAAGATCCGCCTGGTGAAAACTGCTGCCACTTTGTTTATCGGTGCGGCGGGTTTCCCTTTGGTCCCATACCAGTCGATCGACACGAACGAAACGTACAATCCGGACGACGAGTGGTTTGGTATTCCGGCATCAGGACTGGCTGCTTCTCGACGAGTCATTTGCAAAAAAGAAGGCGAATACTTGTTCGAGATGAACTTTATCCCGACGAGTGGCACCACGACGATGATCGCCATCATCAAGATGATCAACGATAACACTCTCACGGGGTCGACGATCCTGGCAAATGGTGCAGCTACTGGCACAGGAAGTATTAGCAAGAGGGTAAGGCTGGCAGCGGGAGAGACAGTCGGTACTGGTTGGTCTCCGGGTCCTGATCGAACCGATCAAGCAGACGGTACGAGCTCAGTTCGAAGCGACTTCTCAATTACCCGACTTAGTGACTAATGGAGGTCTAATGATCTCCATATCTTCCGAGGGTTCTTGGGATAAGACTGACCGATTCCTTCGTGCCATGCAGAAGCTGAACGTTGACGGTGTAATAGCTGCAGCAGCACAACGTGGGGTGGCTGCCCTCGCACAAGCCACCCCACGCGATTCGGGTCTATCCGCGAATTCGTGGGGCTTTGAAATCACTCGAGAGAAAAACTCGGTGGTTATCAACTGGACGAACTCGGATGTAGAGAACGGATATCCTGTCGCTCTGATGATTCAATACGGTCATGGCACTGGTACCGGTGGTTATATTTCAGGTAAAGATTACATCAACCCGGCTATGCGACCGGTGTTCGATGAAATCGCAGATACTGTATGGAAGGCGGTGACCTCGGCATGAGCAGTAGTATTGACGAACGCGTTGTTCGGATGAAGTTTGATAACGCGCAGTTCGGACAAGGCGTCAGTTCGACTATGAGCATGTTGGATAAGCTCAAAGCTGCTCTGAAGCTTGACGGCGCCTCTTCCGGTATCGACGCAGCCAGTAACGCGGCAAACAAATTCAATACCAATGAAGCACAGGGGCAAGTTTCAGCACTTTCGGCCAAATTCAGTGCGCTGCAGGTTGCAGCAATCACTGCGCTGTCGAATATCGTCAGTAAGGCTGTCGATGCCGGCGTGGCTCTGGCTAAGTCGCTGACTTTCGATCCTGTCATGTCTGGTTTCCACGAGTACGAGACTAACCTCAACTCGATCCAGACGATTCTGGCAAACACGGGGCTCAAGGGCGCCGAAGGTTTGGGCAAGGTCAACCATGCTCTCGAAGAGCTGAACCACTACGCCGACCAGACGATCTACAACTTCTCCGAAATGGCTCGGAACGTTGGTACCTTCACGGCTGCCGGCGTTTCTCTGGACAAGGCAACCAGTGCCATCAAGGGTATCGCGAACCTCGCTGCTCTCTCGGGTTCAAACTCGGAGCAAGCATCTACCGCGATGTACCAGCTTTCCCAAGCGATCTCGGCCGGTAAGGTCACGCTTGAGGACTGGAACTCGGTTGTTAACGCCGGCATGGGTGGCAAGGTCTTCCAGGACTCTCTCATGGAGACCGCGCGAGCGCATGGCGTGGCGGTTGACAAGATTGTCAAGGACGAAGGCTCTTTCCGTCTCAGTCTGCAAAAGGGTTGGCTCACAAGCGATATCCTGACGCAGACCTTGAGCAAGTTCACCGGTGATCTCACCGCGGACCAGCTCAAGTCGATGGGGTACAACAAGCAGCAAATCGCCGGCATTCTCGAGATGGCCAAGACGGCCAGCGATGCGGCAACCAAGATCAAGACGTTCACGCAGCTTATCGACACACTTCGTGAGGCTGTTGGCTCAGGTTGGTCGAAGACTTTCCAGATTCTGTTCGGTGACTTCGATGAAGCTAAGTCACTGTTCACGGACGTCAACAATGTTCTCGGCGCAATGGTCAACAGTTCCGCCGATGCTCGAAACAACCTCCTGCAGGGATGGAAAGACCTCGGTGGTCGTCAGGCTTTGATCGATGGTATATCCAACGCTTTCCACGCGTTGATGTCCATCTTGACCCCGATCAAGGACGCTTTCCGAGAGATATTCCCGGCAACCACGGCGCAACAGTTGTATAACGCGACCGCGGCTTTCCGTGACTTTATGGCGAAACTCAAGCTGGGATCCGAAACCGCAGATAACCTCCGGAGGACTTTCGCCGGATTCTTTGCGATCTTGGGCATCGGCTGGGAGTTGGTCAAAGCTGGCGTCGGATTCATATTTGACTTGCTCGGTAGTTTCACCAAGGGATCCGGTGGACTGCTTAAGTTCAGTGCGAACATCGGCGACTTCCTCGTCAATCTGCATCAGGCGATCAAAGATGGCGACGCATTCGGCAAAGTGTTCGACGTCATCGCCAAGGTTATCCAAGTACCGATCAGTCTCATCAAGACGCTGGCGAAAGCTATCGGGAGTCTGTTCAAGGGTACCGAAGATGCCGCAGGTTCAGCCAAGGAAAGCATATTTGGCTTCACCCAAACGCTGACGCCGTTGGAGAAGGTTTCCAACATGCTCAAGTCGCTGTGGGCCTCTTTGGGCACAGCGTTGATGAAGCTTGGCGAATGGATCAAGAAGACTGCCGGCGACTTCATGCAATGGGCCGCGGGAGTAGGCGCAGCTATATCCGGAGTATTCTCGGGTGGCTTGAACTTCGATGCAATTCTCAAGGCTGTAAATACGGGTCTGTTCGCGGGGCTCTTCTTGCTTCTCAAGAAGTTCTTGGGAAGTCTGAAAGACATCAGTCTCGACGGTGGTTTGATCGGCAGCATCAAGGATGCCCTCGACGGCATCACTGGTGCACTCAAGGGCATGCAGAACGCTCTGAACGCCGCGGCATTGCTCGGGATCGCCATATCCATCGGTATTCTGGCTCTGTCCATGACTGCATTGTCGAAGATCGACTCGGGTGGCCTCACTCGAGCCGGCATCGCAATCGGCGTGCTGTTCACACAGATGACCATCGCCTTCAAGGCTCTGGACTTTATCAGTAGCATGGGGTCAGCAGTAAAGATCGGCATCTTGTCTGCTGGACTTATATTGCTGGCCATCGCTATCAACATTCTGGTTTTGGCCGTTAAGAACCTGTCCGAAATGGACTGGGCTGAATTGGCCAAGGGAATGGCCGGCCTTGTCGGTATTCTTGCGGCTTTGGTCGTCACCACGAAGTTGATGGAAACGAATAACCCCGGGATCATCAAAACCGGGGCCGCTTTGATCTTGCTAGCTGTCGCTGTACGACTGCTGGTGTCTTCGGTCGAAGCTCTAGGCGGAATGAACTGGGCTGAGCTGGCTAAGGGCCTCACAGGGGTAGCGACGCTGCTCTTGGCTCTTGCTCTGTTCACCAAGCTCGCGGATGCCGACAAGGCTGGATTCAGTTCCGGTCTCGGAATCATTTTGCTGGCTACTGGTTTGAAGATCCTTGTCAGCGTGGTGCAAGACTTCGCCAAGCTCGACTGGGGAAGCATTGCCAAAGGCATGGCTGGCATCGGCGTTGGTCTTGGACTAATCGCTGGTGCCATGAATCTCATTCCGGCAGGTGCAATCGTCAAGGCTGCCGGCATCGTAATTGTTGCCGCGGCTCTGGAGATCATTGCCGATGCCGTGGGTAAGATGGGAAGTCTGTCTTGGTCGGAGATCGCTAAGGGTATGACCGTAATGGCTGGCGCTTTGCTGGTTATCGGTCTTGCGCTTGCGTTGCTACCGCCCAGCTCGATTGTAAGCGCCGCGGGTATCTTGATCGTGGCCGGCGCACTCGAGATCCTGGCGAAAGTCATGGGTAAACTCGGTGGAATGTCTTGGATCGAAATTGCAAAGTCACTAGTCGTGTTGGCTGGGGCTCTCGTGATTATCGTCGCGGCAATGATCCTAGCTGAGGCATCCCTACCGGGCGCCGCGGCAATCTTAGTGATGGCTGCCGCTTTGGCCATCCTGGCTCCGGTGCTAGTCATGCTGGGCGGAATGAGCTGGAGTGACATCGCTGCAGGCCTCACGGTGCTTGCTGGAGCCTTTATCATCATTGGCGCAGCCGGCATCGTGCTCGGCTTGCTGTCGCCTCTGCTGATGGCTATGGCTCTCGCAATCGGCGTTCTCGGCGTAGCGATGCTTGCTGCCGGCGTTGGTGTGTTGGCGTTCGGAGCTGGTCTTACACTTCTTGCTGGTCTCGGCGCTGGAGCAGTTGCGGCAATCGTCGGGATCGTCAAGGGGCTCGTAGGCCTAATTCCCTTCGTCATGGAAGAGATTGCTAAGGGTTTGGTTGCTTTCGCCAAGGTGATTGCAACTGCCGGCCCGGCAATGGTCGACGCAATGACCGCGGTGATGTTGGCTATCCTCGATTCGATCGGGAAAGTCACACCGAGGATCATCGACACTCTGACATCGATGTTGCTCAAGATGCTCGATGCCATCGAGAAGAACATGCCCAAAATGGTAGACTCTGGTGTAAGAATCATTAACTCCTTCTTGAGTGGAGTTGCGAACAACATCGGCTCGGTCATCGCCAAGGGCACCGATGTCATCGTAGCTTTCATTCGAGGCATTGGAGACGCCGGTACTCGAATTGTGCAAGCCGGTATCGACACAATCGTCAAGTTCATGAATGCTCTTGCGGATCAGATCCGTGCCGGCAGCAGGGACATGTCGAACGCTGGCGAGAACATCGCTCGTGCAATAGTCGAAGGTATTTCAAACGGCATCAAGAACCTGGCTCCCAACGCTGTGCGATCGGTGATCAGCATGGCACAATCCATGGTTAACGCCGCTTTGAACATCCTTAAGATTTTCTCGCCCTCAAGGGTATTCCACAACATGGGTGAGATGGTTGCACTCGGTGCGGCTCTTGGTGTGGACGACAATGCCCACATCGCTGCTACTTCTGCCGAGAACCTCGGTAACGACATGATCGACGCGATGAGTAAGTCGCTGACGGGTCTGAGTGCAGTTCTTGGCTCCGATCTGATCGATTTCAACCCGACAATCACGCCAGTGCTCGATTTGACCCAGGTCACTAAGGACGCAGCTAAGATCAGCGACCTTCTGAGTTTGCCGAGTTTCGACACGAGCAGCACACTTACTAGTGCCAACAACGCCAGTTCTGGGTTCGACTCGAACCGTACGGACGATGGCAATGAAGGTGCGCCGGCAGGCGAAACAAAGTACACGTTCAATCAGACGAATAACTCTCCCAAGTCTCTGTCCGAGATAGAGATCTATCGGCAGACCGACAACCTGATCTCTAAAACTAAAGGGGTGAAGAGTGCTTGAGCGCGTAGACATCACGAACAGTCGTGGCAACATCCTCACCCTGATGATGGAAGAAAGCGAAAGTCCATATCAGGTCGTAGACATTGACGGCCTCGATCCGGTCAAAGCGGAGCTCGTTTCGACGAGTTATGCCGGTACGGATGGCGAAGACTTTCAGAGCGCAAAACTCGGCGCGAGAAATATCAAGATTAAACTTGATCTTGATCCGGATTTCGATCCGAAAACATACGCCGACCTTCGCAGGGACCTGTACGCTTGGTTCATGACTAAGGCGCAGGTGACGCTCCGTTTCTTTCTGTCGACGGGGCTGTATGTGGATATCCTCGGAGTTGTGGAGGAGATGAGTTCGCCTCTCTTCTCCGAGGATCCCGAAGTGACTATATCCTTGATGTGCTACAAACCAGACTTCATCGATACGCGAATGGTCACAATCGACGGCATGACCGTCGCAGACACCACGAACACGGAGATCGAGTATCCCGGTAACGTTGAAGCCGGCACGGTTCTCACGCTGAACGTGAACCGATCAATGGCTGACTTCACCATTTACAATCAGGATGAGGGCGGCAACCTGTCTCGGCTGGACTTCACCGGTGCTCTCCTTGCTGGAGA